AGCAATTTATGCGCCTTGAGATAATGCTCAACCACGCCAGGCTTGCCGTAGTTTCGACGGATGGCGTCAAATTCATTTGCCAGCGCGATTTCTTCCGCCGAGTATTGGTCAGCCATGATTTGAAAAATAGTCTTTGCATTGGTGTTTGACAAGTGCTAGTTATTCAAGGAACAAATGGCTAAAACGCCACCCATACTTTTGAAGGATTTTATCGGGGGATTTCTTGGCGGTGTGGATGCCGGGATTGATCCGCATCTTCTACCGAAAAACAAGCTCGCATGGCTTGTCAACGGAACTGTTCGCGGTGGATATGTCAATCCGAGACCGAGAATCCTCAATTACAACTTGAGCGATGGCGGGGTTGGAATCATTTCCGGGACAGGGACAGTCGTCAACTTTGTGATGAACGGCCTTTTCTTGGGGGCGACTTTTTACAATCCAACGAAGGCTTCCATTCTTCCCGCCGGCACAATGTTCGCACTCATCAGCGGACGGCTTTTTGGATTTACCCCAGATTACGCGATTGTTGGAGGAGCATACGCCCCATCATTGGGATTCATGGCGGTTGTCGAATACACAATCAATAACGGCGGAGTGCCGGATTTGAATTCGTCAACGGCCACGAAGGCATGGCTTGGTCAGGCTGAAAATTATCTGATTGTCCAAGATGGCGTGACACCAAATCCCCTGGTGTTTGATGGAAACAAATCCTTTCGGTCACTTTCCAGCCAGACTCAAATAGGAGTTTTTAACGCCACAGCAGCCGTTGCTCCTGCCATTGGTCAGATTCTTCCTGTTACGGCTGCCGATTTCAGCACCGCCCCGACTACCACGACTCCTAAAGCCGTGGCCGTATATTCCGGCGCGACAGGGGCGTATCTCGGAATGATGGCTCTGGGTTTTCCTCCAGCCGGTTTTTACAACGCGATTCTAAACACGGTTGGAACGCACATATTCAGTGTGGGCGATGTTGTTTATCTAAAAAATACGACCTACTCAATCGGAAGCGGAACCCCGGCGAATGTGAGTTATGCCGGACCATATTCAACCGCTCCATCCATTTCAGACGGAGGACTGGCTTACGGAATAGCCAACGCTTCAAATTTTGTTGCCGGCTCATTGGTGGCCGTTGTCACTGTTAATGAATACCGGATTCAAAACGGCGCGCCATACGGAACCGCTCCGCAATTTGTCGGAACGACCACAGTGACCTCCGCTCCGATTACCAACTCGATGATTACACAGAGTGGATTTACGCCGCAATTGCCATCCGATCCGAACGGAAGTCTTTCTCAAATCACAGGAATCGTTCTTCAATATCAAATTCAGTCCGCAACGCCGACCATTTCTTACTCACCTATTGGGACGATTGCAAGTGTCACTGGCGCAAGTTCACCTTACGGCGTTACATTCCAGAACAACACATCTTATCCATCATCGTCAACACAGGGCGCGACGGTTTTTGTTGGGACAAACTCAACAAGTCCGGGTTCAAATTATCAATGCACCATTTCAAGTGCGCCAGCCCCCGGCAGCGTTGCGAGCTATTCACTGACGAATCAATCCGTAATATCAGGAACCGCCCTTGCAAATTGCGTCTTGCAATCTCTGATTGGAATCCCCTGCGGAAAGGCGTGGGCATATAGTCAGGGACGATTATGGACAACGCTTCCCAACGGAACGCAATTTGTCGCTGGCGACATTGTTGGCGGTTCAAGCGGGACGGGGGCGAATAACTATCTCGACGCCATCCTTTACACCATGCAGAACACGCTGCTGTCAAATGGCGGAACATTTTCAATCCCCGGAAATTACGGACAGATTCGGGCAATGTTCATTCCTCCGACAATGAATGTATCTCTTGGTCAGGGGCCATTGCAGGTTTCAACGCCACAATGCGTTTTTAGCGTCAATGCGCCAGCCGACATAACGACATGGGCATCCTTGACCTATCCAATTGTCACCACTTCGCTTATCGGTTCTGGGGCGGTGTCTAATGATTGTTGCATCGCTGCAAATGATGATGTTCTTTTTCGGTCGCCAGACGGGATTCGTTCCATGACAATTGCCTCGTTGGATTTTTACAAATGGAATCAGACTCCGTGCAGCAATGAAGTTCGGCGCGCTTTGGATCAGGATGACACGACATTGATTCATCATGCGACAGCCTGCAATTTTGACGGCAGGATTATTTTTGGGACATCGCCGGTCAATGGAGCCAACGGAGTATATTTCCAAAACGCCGTTGTCATCAACACGGACACAATCAGCAACCTTCAATCAAAATCACCTTCCGTCTGGGAGGGTGTTTGGAATGGATTGAACGCGCTTCAATTCGTTACGGGGATTTACGGAAACAAAATCAGAAACTTTGTATTCACGTCGAATGGATCAACCATTGGGGTTTCTGAAATGATGACTAGCGCGGAGGGTCAGGATATAAAAGGAACTTCGCCAGCAACACTTCAATTTGAATCACCCATCCTGTTTGATTTGAACGAACAGCAGGGTCAATACAATCTTTTCCAACTTGAGGACGGCGAGATTTATTTTGACAGCATACTTGGAAGTCCGACGTTCAAGGTTGAGTTCAGGCCAGATTACGACCAGAACTGGCATCTGTGGTATTCATGGTCGGTGGACAATACAAACCTGAAAAGTCCGTATAAGAATCGCGCCGGGTTGGGAGTGCCGGTTGGAAGTGCAAATTCCACTTCTGGAATACAAAACAGGGATGGATATGATTTTCAAGTTCGCGTCACTATATCTGGCGGCTCGGCTCGTTTTCTTGGCATGATGGTAAAGGCATCTGTTGTTCCTGAAAGTGAGTTTGCAAAGCCAATCGTCAGTGCGCCAGCGCCAGCAGTCATACCAACGGTTATCCTGAAACAAGTTTTTGCCGGAAATGGGCCTCCCGTAAATCAGAATCCATCAAACGTTGCTGGAATCTATTTCGACGCATTGAATAAGGAATTTTATCTCTGGCTTGGAACTCAATGGGATGGCGGGATTATACCGACCGGAACATTTTCGATTGTCGCTGGACGGCAGGCATTTTCCGGTTCGGGCGCGCCAACGTTGGCAACGCCAACGCCAGCCGGAAACGCCGGAACGTATTGGGATTACACTAATCAGGCGATAACCTTCTGGAATCCGGCGGGTTATTGGGGAGACGATCCAACGGCGACTGGCAGCGGCGTTGTTGCAAATACGCTCGGTCAGGACTATCTTTCCGATCATGGCACACCGACAACGCAAAAACCCGCCAATGGCGCGGGAATGTATTACGACCTGGACACGTTGACGCTTTACAACTGGAACACACCAACAAATTCATGGATATGAGAAACTTCATCACCACACTGCTTACTGTTTGCGGATTGTCTGTATTCGGTTCTCAATTTTATTACAACTCGTTCACCACGAACACCGATGCTAATGTGTTAGCTCTTGCTACGAACATCGCAAACGGCGCGATTCAGGGCAATATACAGGCATCTCTAACTCCGGGAGTTATTGAGAACGCAGGTGGGCTGGACACGAACAATTATATAAACTACGCCGACCCCATTGGCTCCGCATTTTTCTGGTATGGCATCGCCTTGAACTACGCGCAAACAAACGTCCCCGCAAACCTCGTTACCGCCATGCAGTTGATTACAGCGACAAACAGCTTGGAGACAAACATGATTGCCGTGTTTAACGCGGCGACAAACGGGCTGGTGACGGCCTCGATTACAAATGGTCTGGACACCATCACTGATGTCAATGTCAAGACGAACGGATTTGTGACGGCCAGCATAACGAACGGGCTGGCAACACTTCCCGCCGCAACAAACATCGCCAATTCTATTTATTCAAACAACCCATCCGGCTATCTGACACCGGCTGCGACAAATAATGAGACGCAGCTTGGCAGCAACGTGGTTGTGTCCATCCAAAATGGCGGCGGTATTGTTATTGCAACATTCCCATCGCCGTCCGGCATCACTGTTTCATTAACGGCAACCGGAACAAACAATGTGAACGTGACTAACCTCAATGCGACGACCCTTGCCAGTTACGGCGCGTTCACCACAAACTCATCTTCGTGGAACACCTATGTTGCCCCGATCAATGATTATACCAATGCGGAGCCTTACACCAATGGGCTTCTGTCGGCTTCAACCGCTGCGGCGACATATCAACCCGCTGGGAATTACCTGACCCCTGCAAGCAGTCTAAATTATCTAAATATCACCAATCCTCCGACCATTCCTTCAACCAATGGATTTGTGACGGCATCAATAACGAATGGACTGGCGACCACAAATTATGTCCAATCCGCAACGAACGGGTTTGTCACACAAGTTGTGACGAATGGTTTGGCAACGACAAATTATGTCAACTCGATAACAGGTGGATTTGTGACATCTTCGGTGACGAATGGGCTTGCAACTACGAATTTTGTAATGTCACAAGGCTATTCACCCTCGTCAATTCTTGCGGGTTATGAAACCACAAATTCACTTCAAGTCACGCTGCTGAATTACGTTTTAACAACCCTATTAAGTTATGAAAGTAATACGCTTCAAACGGCAATATCGGCCAACGCAATCGCCATCGGACAAACTTGGCAAACGAATCAATCTTTTATCGGAAGCATCATGGTTTCATCCAACATGACCGCCACTTTTTCAACGAATAACGGCGTAATTACGGCCACTCTTGGATCGTGGGGTGGTGCAATAGCCGGATTTCAACCGGCCAGCGTGAATCTTACAAACTGGTCGAGTATTGGAACGAATCAATTTTTACTGACGACGAACGCCGTGACTTCGGTTTCGGCGGGAACAAGCATCCAGATTACATTGGCGACAAACGCATCCGGCATCATGGCAACAATAAGTTCAACGGCTGGTGGTCAAAGCAATCCGGCGTGGCAGTCTGCGTCATTCAAAACGCCCGCATCGTTCTCAACGTTTTCGACGAATATAATATGGGCATCTTCCCTGCTTATAGCGCCAACATCGCTCAAGGCATATACTGGCGGCTCGATTGCAAACGGAACTGTTACAGCAAACGGGCTGACTGGATTCACATATTCAGATTCCAACACGTCAGACACAAATCAAACCATAGTTGTCATTGGATTTGACGAATGAAAAAATTTTTCACATTGCTATTTTTGTCAGTCGCTTGTTTGGCGCAGACCCCCATCGGCGTCAAGCAAAACTCGTTCACTACCAATTCCGATCCAATTCCGGGTTTAATAATATCAAATACGGCTGCTTCGATTTCTCTTGGGCAATCTTATTTGATTGTGAGTGGGGCTGGCGACCCATTTGCAAATGGATATTATTATCAGGATGGAAGATACCCAGTGTATTTTGGATGGGCGGCTTATTCCAATTCCGCCTGTTACATCTGGCGCGGAAATCCCATAACCGGAAGCCCCGGAGCCTTTTTAAGTTTGTCCAGCATATTCGGAAGGATTCTTTACGGAAATGGAGGTGGAACATGGCACGCTCTTCCTTATTACAGCGGAACGCCACCAGCCCCAACAGTCACGCTCGAATATGTTGGTATGAATCGGTTCATCAATATATCGAACCTTCAAGGCGCAGGGGCATTAACCGTGAGTAATTATTTGCAATATGTGGACACAAACGGCCAGTCAGCAAAGGTTTTTCAAGTCCTCCCCCCTCCGTCCAATCCAAATTTGGCGACACAAGCGCAATTGATTTCGGCATCAAATGGAATCGCCACGGCCACCGTCAGCCTTGCAAACTCCGCGTCAAGTTTTGTAACCAGCGCAATCACCAACGGCCTAGCTTCAACGCAATACGTTAATTCGGCTCTGGCAGGAGTGGCGGGGTCATCCGTCACAAATGGATTGGCAACACTTTCGGCGGTAACGAACATTTCCAATACCATATACTCGAACAACCAGTCAAAATATATCACTCCTCCAGCCGTTGCTAACATGACGGCGTTTGGCGCGTCTGTTGTTTCATTTATCACAAACGGAGGCGGGCTGCTCGTTTCATCAAACCATTCTTCCAGCGGAATCTCATATACGGTTGGGGTTGACCCGTCCGCAACAAACATTGTTTATATTACAAACATCAACGCCATTACACTTGGTCAGTGGCAAGTGTTAACGACGAATGGAAACACTTGGGCAAACTATCTCGCGCCAATTAACGACCACACCAACGCCGAAGCCTACACCAATGGTTTGCTTTCGTCATCAGTAGCATCGTCAACCTATCAAGCCAAAGGAAGTTATCTGGTTGTCGCTGGCGGATTGAACTATGCAAAATTCTCCAATCCACCGGCCATCCCCGGCACAAACGGTTTTGTGGATGCATCTATCACGAACGGATTGTCGTCAATCCCTTACGTCAATGCCGCCACAAACGGAATGGTGACGGCGAGCATCACGAATGGGATTGCAACGACATCCTTTGTTCGGTCGGCAACGAACGGTGCGGTGGTGGCCGGTATAACAAACGGTCTTGCCACCATTTCTTTTGTGACCAACCAGAATTTCCTTCAATCTTACATCACGAATTATTTGCAGGCGACATCCACGCTGGCGTCAGTGCTGTCACCGTATGCGACTACGAACAGCCTGGCCGCATCGAGCAATTATCTTTCCCTTGCAAATTCAACCAATGTCAACAAAATCGTTCTTCATTGGGGGACAAACACATTCTTCGTCGGAAGTTTTAATGTGAACTCGAACATGACGGCAACCTATTCGACAAACAATGGCGTCATCACGGCAACCCTTGGATCAACCACCAATCTGTATTCGAGTTCCGGGTTTCAACCTGCCTCGTCCAATCTTACAATGTGGTCTGGAATCAATACGAATCTCGTTTTATTGAACACGCCACCAGTGATCGGATTTGTGGCTGGAAACAACGTAAGCGTAACGGCGGTTGGTGGGCAACCCGGCGTGAAAGAAACGATAACGGCGTATCAGGCTTACAATGCACCTGTTCAAAGCGCTGGATTTACAATAACCGCTCCGGGTTATTCCGGTGCAGGAACGACGGTCAACATAGCGTGGGCAAATCCGCTGCCAGCAGTTCCTACAACGGTTAAATTTTACAGCGGTGGTGCTGATATTACATCTCAAGTGCTGTCAGATTTCGTTGGAAGTTACTCGTTTTACACAAATTCTTCTCTGCAAGTTTTTCCGGCATACATCTCCTACACGGCATCGGGAATCCTTGGAATTACAAAATCAAATTCGGTGTCCGCTCCGTGGAGTGGTCAATCGGGAGCGGTAGTTGGTATTTGCAAATAACAAAATCGGTGATAAACATACATCATGCTTCTGACACTTGGACAAGTTAAGACAGGGCCGGTTGGCCGCTCGTGCGGAATAGCCACAACCGACCCGAACTTCGCGGCCATCGTCAATGATGCCACGAGGCAACTGATGAACCGGGGCAGCTTCTTTGCCTGTGTCCAGCCGATGTA